CGCACCCTCGTCGAACGGGAGACCGTCGACCCCTCGGCGATGGCCGGCACCATCGCGCAGGCCCGCTCCATCGCCCGAGCGATCGACGTCGCCTCCGGCCACACCGGACGCGCACAGTCCTCCGGTATGCAGCTGGCCGCCCTGCACGCCGGCCTCGACGCCCTGCTCGTCCGGTTGACCGGCGAGACACAGGACCGCGACCCGTTCGACGACTTCCTCGCCGGCATGCAGGAAGGGGGGACGACGACGGATGCCCGCGACACCGCGTCACCACACCCCGAGGTCTGACCGCCCGACCCGCGGCCCAGCCGTGGCGAAGATCGCCGCCGCCAAGGGCCGCCCGCTCATGCCGTGGCAACGGGACGCGGTCGACGTCGCGCTCGAAGTCGACCCCTCGACCGGCCTGTACTGGTACAGCACAGTCCTCATCACCGTGCCCCGCCAGTCCGGGAAAACCAAGCTCGAAGGGGACGTCGCCGATCACCGATGCCTCACGACCCCGCGCGGCCGCGTCTGGTACACCGCACAGACCGGAAAAGACGCCTCGTCATGGATGCGCGATGAGCACTTCGAGACCCTCGCCGACGTGCCCCTGTTCGGCAAGCCCGGCACCGTCGGATGCCGGTACCGGCTCAGCCGACGAGCCGGGCAAGAGGGTGTCGCGTGGCCGGCGATGCGATCCACCTTCCGCGTGTTCCCGCCCACCCGCGACGGCTTGCACTCCAAGCAAGCGGACGCCGTGTTCGTCGATGAGGCGTGGGCGTACGACACCGAGCAAGGTGCCGCGGTCCGGCAGGCCGTCCGCCCCACGATGAACACCCGGCCCGGCGCCCAACTGTGGATCGTGTCGACCAAGGGTGACAACGCGTCGACCTACCTCGACGGATACATCGCCATGGGCGAGGAATCCCTCACCATCCCCGGCACCCGCGTGTGCATCGTCGACTACGGCATCGGCGACGACGTCGACCCCGAAGACCTCGACGCAGTCGCGGCCGCCCACCCGGCATACGGGCACACCCTGACCATGCCGACCCTCGTCGACGCCCTGGCCGACTTCAAAGCCGACCCCCTACTCGGCGGCGTCAACGGGTTCGCGCGCGGCTACGGCAACCGGTCGACCCGCACCCGCAAGACCGCAATCCCGCCCGGACTGTGGACCGCCGCCGGCCGCGGCCGCGCCGACGTCCCCACCCGCGCCGGCCTCGCCTTCGACGTCACCCCCGCCGGCTCCCGCGCCGCGATCGGCGCCGGATGGGTCGACGCCGAAGGGAACCGGTGGGGCGAGGTCCTGTATGCCGGCGCCAACGGCAGCGAGTTTCCCACCCTGCTCGCCAAACTCGCCCGGGCCCGCCGAGTGCCGATCGGCTATGACCCCGTGTCGCTCGGCACCCTCGACGTCGTCGACGCCCTCGCCCGCAACCATCGGGACGTCAAGCTCACTCCGATCACCACCGCTCAGTACGGATCGGCGTGTCTGCTGACCGAGCGGGCGATCCTCGCCGGCACGTTCCGGCACACCAATCAGCCCGACCTCACGGCCGCGGTCGACGTGCTCGTCAAGCGTCCCTTGGGCGATGGCGGATTCGGTTGGGGCCGTAAGGCGTCGGCGGCCGGGTCGATAGCGGAGATGGTCGCCGTGACCATCGCCCAGCGCATGTACGACCAGATGCCCGCGCCCCGGATCGAACGAATCATCATCGCCTCGACGCTCTGAGAAATTGTCACAGACACCCGCGTGTCGCCCCTGCTCAATGTCCGTGACAGTCGCGGACCGTCTACGGCATGGGACTGTGGGGCAAGCGAATCCGCGAGGCATACGCCGGGGAACCGGCCGGCCCGCAATTCGCCGTCGACGCGGACTCGATCGACCCCGCCGTGTTCGGACTCGCCAGCTACTCGACGACCACCAGTCCCGCCCCGCGCGTCAACCGCAAGGCCGCGATCCAAGTCCCCGCCGTCAAACGCTCCCGCGACCTCATCGCAGGCACCATCGGCACTCTCCCACTGCACCTGCACGGCGCCGACCGCGTCCGGCTCAACAGTGAGCTACTCGACCAACCGGAAGAGGACACACCCCGCTCGGTCACCATGACACGGCTCGTCGAGGACCTGCTCTTCGAATCCGTCGCCTGGTGGGAGATCACCACCTTCGACGCCGCCGGCTACCCGCTGCACGTCCACCGGTGCGAGCCCGAGCGCGTCAACACCCGCGACGGGAAGGTCTACTACCTCGACCCGAAGACCAACCGGGAACGGCAACTCACCGACGCTCAGGTCATCCGGTTCACCTCCGCCAACGACGCCCTGCTCGTCGCCGGCGCCCGAGCCATCCGCGCCTGCCTCATGCTCGACGCCACCGCCGCCCGGTACGCCGACGAGCCCATGCCAACCGGCTACTTCACCCCCAAGGCCGGCGAGCCCGACCCCGAAGACGACACCAAGGTCACAGGAATCCTGGCCGACTGGCAGACCGCCCGGCAGAACCGGTCCACCGGCTACGTGCCGGCCTGGCTCGACTACCACACGACGACCATCTCGCCCAAAGACCTGCAGCTAGCCGACGCCCGTCAACACGCCGTCTTGGAGATCGCCCGCGTTGCGGGAATCGACCCCGAGGAACTCGGCGTGTCGACCACCAGCCGCACCTACGCCAACGCCTTCGACCGGCGTAAGCAGTTCATCGACTTCACCCTCGGCGGCTACCTCACCGCGATCGCCGATCGCCTGTCCATGCCCGACGTGACCCCGCCCGGCAACTACGCCCGATTCAACCTCGACGCGTTCCTGCGCTCCGACGCCCTCGCCCGCTACCAGGCATACGCCGCCGGCCTCGCCGTCCACGCACTGGACGAGGCCGACATCGCCGCACTCGAAGACAAGCCCACCCCGAAAGGACCCACCACCGTGACCCACACCGCCCCGCCCGCCGTCGTCATCCTGCACTCGGGCGAGGTCGCCCTCACCCTCGACGCGTCCGCGCCCGACACGTTCGCCGTCGACCGGGAGGCCCGCACCATCACCGGCCTCGCCGTCCCCTACGGCAAGGTCGCCACCAGCAAGGGCCGCCGATTCCAGTTCGCCCAGGGGTCGCTGCAATGGACCGACCCCACCCGCGTCAAGCTGTACATCGGCCACGACCCCGCCAACGCGGTCGGCTACGCCGCCCAGCTGAACGACTGCGCCGACGGCCTGTACCCCGTCTTCAAGGTCGCCCGCGGTCCCGAGGGAGACCGGGCCCTCACCCTCGCCGAAGACAAGGTCCTCGACGGGCTGTCCCTCGGCCTCGGCGCGGGCGGCACGTACGACCTGCTCGACGGCGTCCACCACGCCAAGGCCGTCCCGCTCGTCGAGATCAGCCTCACCCCCTGCCCCGCCTTCGACGACGCCCGCGTCGCCGTCGCCGCCGGCGCCGACCCCGCCGCGGTCACCTTCACCGGCGAGACCGTGCTGCTCGACCTCGACGCCGCGCAGTTCGCGTCGCTCGGCGACGCGATCCGCGAGGGTTTCGCCGCCCTCGCCCACCCGCAGACCGGCGCCCGGCCCGTGATCCCCGCCGGCGGCCCGGTCGACGTGCGCGAGGAACTGCCCTACCGGTTCGACGGCCGCGGCGGCGAGCACGGATTCATCGCCGACTTCCGCGCCATGCAGTCCGGCGACAACGACGCCCGCCAGCGGGTCGAGACGTTCTTCGCCGACCCCGACGTCGCCGAGGTGTTCGCCGTGACCACGGCCGGCGTGTCGGCGCTCAACCCCACGGGGCACCGCCCCGAACTGTACGTCGGGAACCTGCAGTACTCGACGCCGCTGTGGGACCTCGTCAGCAACGGCACCATCGACAACGCGACCCCGTTCACGGTCCCGAAGTTCTCGGCCGCCACCGGCCTCGTCGCCGCCCACACGCAGGGCACCGAGCCGACGCCGGGCACGTTCTCGGCCACCGCGCAGACGGTCACGCCCGGCCCGCTGTCGGGCAAGATCGAGATCAACCGCGAGGTGTGGGACGCCGAGGGCAACCCGCAGGCCGACGCGATCATCTGGACCGAGATGCTCAACGCCTGGTTCGAGGCGCGGGAGGCCAAGATCGCGACCCTGCTCAACGCGATCGCGGTCGCCAACACCCTCGGCGGCGCCGAACTGAACCTCGCGTCGGCGGTCGACGGTGCCCTCGTCGCGGCGATGACCAACTACCTGGCGGGGCTTCAGTTCGTCCGCGGCGGCAACCGGTTCACCGCGTTCGCCGCGGACGGCACCCTCTTCCCGGCGCTCGTCGCCGCCAAGGACACCGCCGGCCGGCCGCTCTTCCCGGTGACCGGCCCGGTCAACGCGCAGGGCACCGCCGGCGGCGCGTTCGACCGGGTGATGATCGGCAACCTGCCGGTCCTCGCCGCGTGGGGCCTCAGCTCCGGCAACCCCGCCAACTCCTACAACTTCGTTCCCTCCAGCGTGTGGGCGTGGGCCAGCGCGCCGAAGAAGTTCGTCTTCGAGTACCAGCTCAAGTCGGTCGACATGGGCATCTGGGGGTACATGGGCACGGCCTGCATCCGCGAGTCCGACGTCAAGCGCATCGACTACACCACCCCGGACGTCTGACATGGCCCGCCCCAGCCGCAAGGCACCCCCGCCGAAGTCGCCGCACACCCCCGACCCCGGCCGCGCGTACGACGAGCACGGCAACGTCCGCCCCGCAGACGGCCGGTGGCACACCGGCGACCCCGAGCCGGACACCCAGCCCGAGACCTCTTCCCCGGCCTCGGACTGACCCCCCCCCAGCGCTGCGGGCGGGCGGATGCCCACCCTGCCCGCCCGCAGCTCCACCACGACGCAGAGAGGACCACCCGTGACCGCTTGGGCCGACAAGACCCTCGCCCGCCGGCACTGGGCCGACTCCGGCGCCATGGACGACACCAAACTCGACGAGCTACTCGCCGCCGCCCAACGGGCATGCGAGCAGTACGCCCCGACTCTCGCCCCCACTGACGCTGTCCCTGCCGGGTACGGCCTCGCCGTCGTCTACCACGCCCGTGACCTGGCCACCGCCGCTACCCGTGACGGCGACGTCATCGGGGTCGGCGACTACGCCATCCGCGTCCGCGACCTCTCATCCACCGTCAAAGCGCTCTTGCGACCTCGCCGTCGAGGCGGTGTCGGATGACAGTCCGTGCCCTGCTCGCCGCCGCCCTCGCACCCCTCGCGACCCCCACCTACGGGTACGCGCTGATGCCCTACGCCCGCGCCCTCGCACCCATCCCCGACACGCCCGTGGTCATGCTCCGGCTCGACCAGGTCAAGCCCGGCCCCGAGCAAATGACCCGCCGGTATGAGTACTCCCTCGTCCTCGTCACGCCCCTGACTGACGCCGGCCCCGCCGACGACGACCTCGACCTCGTCCTCGAAGACGTCTTACACCTGCTCGACACCCTCCCCGACATCACCTGGAACGACGCCAAACGCGGCGTCTACGCCGACGCGAACCCGGCATATGAGGTCGCCATCACCGTCCACACCACCCACGGAAGGTAACCCCCTCATGGCAACCATCGCGCTCGCGACCTACGTCCTCAAAGCCTGCCTCCTGCAGATCGCCGCCGACAACTACGAGAAGCACGTCGCAGCCGCCACGCTCGCGCCCACCGTCAACGGGCAGACATTCAAGGCCATCGACGGGTCCGTCACGCGCGACACGAGCGTGCCCGAGTGGACCCTCACGCTCGACTACGCGCAGGACTGGACGACCGCCAACAGCCTCGCCGCCTACCTGCTCGCCAACGTCGGGACTCAGAAGACGATCATTCTGTCGCCTCTCGGGTCGGCTGTGGGCAAACCGAAGTTCACGGTCGACGCGATGATCGTGCCTGGCCCGGTCGGCGGCAAGGTCGACGACATCCAGACCGCGTCGGTGACGCTCGTGTGCATCGGTCAGCCCGTCAAGGCGACCTGGTAACCGTGGGGGACATGCGGGCATTCGCCGCCAGCTGCCGCGACACCTCGCGGCAGCTGCGACGCATGCCCGCAGACCTGCGCAAGCAACTCGCCGCCGACGTCCAACCCCAGATCGCCGAACCCCTCGCCGACAAGATCGCCGCCAGCTTCGTCGGCCCGTGGGCGGCCCCCCTCGCCATCTCCACCAAGGCCCGCAAGCTCGCCGATCCCACGATCATCGTCGGAGGTTCCCGCCGCGTCGTCTCCGGCGGCGCATCGGCCCGCCAGCTGGTCTACGGGGCACAATTCGGCGGCGGCACCCGCGTGAGCACCGTCTCCCGCCGCACCCGCGGCGGCAAGGCCACCCGCTACCACACCCACACAACCCGGCAGTTCGCGGGCCGCGGCCGCGCAACCATCTTCACCACCATCCGCGACCAAGCCGCATGGGCCCTCGACCAGTTCGCCGGCATCGTCGACCGCGTCCTCTCGGGAGTCTCCGATGGCTGACCGCGGCCGCGACCTCAAAGTCGCCATCCTCTCCGACGTCTCCCGGTTCGACACGGCCAAACCCGCCGACCAGCTGGACAAGGTCGCCGCGGCCGCCGACCGCGCAGACCGGGCCCTCGACCGCGTCCACCCCCAAGACGCGACCCACCTGCTCGACAAGCTCGGCGACGCGGCCAAGGACGTCGCCCGGCGGGTCGACGACGCATTCGACGCGATCGCCCGCACAGCCAAGACCGGCGCCGGCAAGCTCGGCGTCGAAGCCTCCACCGCAAAGCGGAAGCTCTCCGAGATCGGCGACGAGGCCAAGGACACCGCCCGTGAGGCCCTCGCGTCGTTCTCATCGTTCGGCGGTGACCTGGCCGACGCCGGCCAGGAACTCGCCGCCAACGCCGGCGCCCTGTTCGGCCCCGTCGGCCTGGCCATCGGCGGGGCCCTCTCTGCCGGGATCGCGATCTTCCGCGCCAACGCCGAAGAGGTCAAGCGGATCGCCGACGAGATGTTCGCGGACATCGTCCAGTCTGGCGGGAAGCTCGATGAGGCAGCGATCGACAGGCGCCTGCAAGCGATGGGGACCGGCGTGCTCGACCTGCGCAAGGCCGCCGAGCAGGCGGGCGTCCCGGTAAGCGACTTCCTGCGGGCAGCCGCCGGCGACGAGGATGCGCTCAGGCGGACCGCGGCGGCGATCGACGACAACCGTCGGGCATACATGGATTCCCTGCACGCCGGCACAGACGTCATCGCGATGATGCAGGCGTACGACGCGCAGACGAAGAAGGTGCGCGACACCATCGGCACCCAGACGGACGCCCTCTCAACAGTGCACTCGGCACTATCCACATACACCGGCGTACAGAACGACGCCAACGCGGCCGCCGCCCGCAGCCGCGGCGCTATGGACACCGCGATCGCGGCCTACCGGGACGCCGAACGGGCCATGCGCGACCCGATCGTCGTCCGCCTCGACGTCGACCTCGGCGCGTTCAATGCCAAGATCGCCGGCGCGCAGCGGAAGCTAGACGCCCTCTCGAGGATCACGCCGTGACCGCCCTGGCCCTGACCGCCCAGCCCGCCACGTCGTCCGTCCTCCTGCAGATCACGGGCGCCCCAGCCGGGCCGGTGACCATCGCCCGCACCGACAGCAACGGCGTGCGCACCGTGCGTCTGCGGGCGGGTCAGGAGCCATCCGCGGGCATTCTCACCTTGGTCGACTACGAGCCGGCCCTCACCGGCACGCTGCGCTATGAGGTCACCGACTCGGCCGCCGCCGTCACCGTCACCACCCTCGCCGGCCTGGCCCTGACCGGCACCGTCGTCGGGTCGGTATACCTGCCCGCGTTCGCTGTCATCGTCCCCCAGATCACCGGATACGAGGCCGACCGGGAGTCCGCGACGGTCGTGCACGAGGTCATCGGCCGCACCGATTGGCTTGCCACGTTCGGGCCGATGCGTGGCCGACGCGGCACCCTGCGCGCCCACTTCCCGACCTACGCCGCCGCACGCACCCTCGACGCCCTGTGCTCTCGGCTCGGCGAGCCCCTGCTCCTGAGGCAACCGACTCACCCGGGCCTCGACATGTACTTCGCCCCGACCCGCTCCCGGCTGACCCCGGCCACCGAGACCGCGACCACATGGGACGTCGAAATCGAGTACGTCGAGCAGGGGTGGCCGACCGGCCCCCTGCTCGGCGCCGCCGGCTGGACCGTCGCATCGGTGGCCGCATGGGGCACCTGCCTCAAGGTCCGCAGCGACTTCGCCACCTGCGCGGCCCTGGTGGTGGGGCCACCGTGAGCAGGACGGCCCCCTGGCGCGAGGACTGCGACGCCCTCATCCGCCAACCGCACACCCCGATCGTGCGGGCCCGCGCCGTCACCGCCGGCGCCGGCACGATCACGCTCGACGTCGAGGCCGGATCCTCGATCGCGTGGGACGAGGAGCAGGCGCCCCGGGTCACCGGGCAACTCGTCGTTCGGGCACCCGACAGCCTCGCGCAGATCACCGCCCTCGACCCCCGCGCCGGCGTCCGCGTTCAGATCGACGCCGGTTACCTGCGCCCCGGCGGGATCGAGGACGTCTGGCCGTTCGTCGACCTCGGCCTACGGGCCCGCGAATGGGCCACCGACCGCGCCGACGTCCTCGTCCTCGACTTGGCCAGCGACGAGGCTCTCGTGATCGACGCAGCGCCGGCCGTGGCCGAGACCGTCAGCACGACCACGACCGCCGGCGGCGCCGCCCAGCTGCTCGCCGCCGCCATCTCCCCCGCCCCCACGCTGGCCGTCTACGCCCCCGGCCCGGCCGTCTCCATGTCCCCCATCGTCGACCGATTCAGCGCGCTCCGGGACATGGCCGAGCGGGCCGGCCTGGCCATCTATGACGCCGGCCTCCGAGCATGGGTGTGCGAGTCCCGCCCCACGACCGCCGGCGACCCCTCGGTCACCCTCTCGGTCGGCGCCACCGGCGTCGCCGAGCGGATCGTCGACCGCCTCACCCGCGACGGGTGGGCCAACTACGTCCTGTACCGCAATACCTGGCGCGACGCCAGCGGGGTCGAGCAGGTGGTCACCGCCACGGCATACGTCGCAGACGGGCCCTACTCGATCACCGGTCCGGCCGGGAAGCGCATCTATCAGGAGGACCGCGACACCCCGACCACGCAGGCCGCCGCGAACGCGGCCGCCGCCGACGTCCTCACCCGGCTCGTCACCCGCGGCCGCGGCGTCACCGTGACCGCCCCGTGCGCGTGGTGGGTCCGCCCGGGCCACACCGCCACCGTGGTCCGGCCCCGCTCGGCCTCGCCAGAGTCCCACCTCGTCGGGTCGGTCCGGTTCGAGCTCGCCGAGCACCGGATGACCGTGGGCACCCGCGTCCCGACGACCTACACCGCGGCCACCACCACCCCGCCCAGCCTGCCCGCCACCCCCGACCCGACCCCGCCGGCACGCACGACGTACGTGTCCGTGTGGACAGCCAACGCCGGCGCCACCTACCGCGGCGACGGCACCAAACGCAACGACACCACCAACCTCATACAGGGCTACTTCGACGCCACGAACACCAACCAGCAGGCGATCGCCCTGTTCACGGCCGCCAACTCGACGCCCGAACCGGGGTGCACCGGCGAGACCGGCAAGACGCACGCCACAGCGCTCGCCGGCGCGACCGTCGTCAAGGTCGAAGAGTGGTGGTGGTTCGAACACTGGTTCTACGCCAGCGGCGGAACGGCCCGCATCGGCCGGTATGCCGGCACGTCCATCCCCGCCACCTACACGGCCGCCGCCCCGACGATCACCTCGCCCGGCTGGCCCCGCCAGGCCGGACGGTGGATCGACGTAACCGCCGCCACCGACCTCGCCCAGCTGGCCGCCGGCAACGTCGGCGCCACCCTCGGCCCCGGCATCGGCACGGACCGCACCTACTACGGCAAGGCCCGCGGACCCTCCGACGAGCATCCCCCACAACGGCGCATCACCTACACCAAGTAGCGAGGCACACCGATGCAACTCACCCCGAACCGCGGCATCCCGTACTACGAGCCCGGCGACCCCGCGGACCTCGCGTACATCACGCAGGCTCAGGCGACCAAGCTCGACGCCCTCCTCGTCCGACGCGTCTGGCACCAGTCCTACGCCTCCCCGGTCCGCACGAACGGTCAGACCGTCGTCACGTTCACCCCGGGGGCCCTGCCCGCCGGCCGGTTCCTGATCGACGTCGCCGGCCAGTGCGGATACTCCGGCAGCGCGAACCAGCGCGTCGGCCTGAGCATCGCCTCAACCGTCGGCACCCCGGCGTCTGCGCAGGCGTCCCAGGCCCCGCCCCTCATCGCGGCCGCCGGCGAGTGGGGCGCCCTCTCATGGGCCGGATACGTCGACCTGCCAGCCGGCGGCACGCCCACCATCACACTCGCCGCCCTCGTCCCAACCGGCGGCAGCGTCTACTACCTCGGCGAATTCATCGGCACCTTCCTCCAGCTGGGCGAGTACTGATGGGGGGACCGCCCAGCTGGCGCGGCGTCGCCGTCTGCACGTGCATGCCGGCGCTGCTCGACGACCTGGCCGCAGGCACGCCCACCCTGCCACGGCTCACCCCCGTGAAAGGCAGCTACTCGCCCGGCGGCGACGCGTCCGCGCACACCCACGACGACGGCGGCGCGGTCGACCTGTCGATAGCCGGCTGGACCGCCGCGCAGGTGTGGCAGCTGCTCAAGGAGGCACGCGCCCGCGGACTCGTCCTCTGGCACCGCACCGCCGCCCAAAGCTTCACCCCGCACGCTCACGGGATCGTCGCCGGGTGCCCGCACCTGTCCGGCCTGGCCGACCCTGTCGTCGGCACCGCCGCATGGCAGATCAAGGAATACCGCGCCGGGAGGAACGGCCTCGCCAGCCGCGGCCCCGACGACGGACCCCGCGACCACGTCGACGCGACGTGGTGGACCTACCAACAGGAGGAACAGCAGAACATGCCCACCGCCGCCGAAATCGCCGCCGCCGTCTGGGACCACCAGATCAGCACGACCGACGGGCGCCTGCCGGCCGCCGCGTGGCAGCACCTGGGGGACACCCGCGGCATTGTCGAGCAGGTCGAAACCGCCGTGCGCGACGCGCGCCGCGAGTCGAGCGCCGACAACCTCGCCGCCGTCATCGTCGACCGGATCGGCCTGAGCCTCGCCGACGCGCTCATCGCCGCGCTCGCGGCCAAGGTCAAGGCCATGACGGCATGACCCCGCGCTCGCAGACCATCGCCGGCGTCATCGTCTACGGCCTCACCCTCGTCGCGCTCGTCGTCCTGCTCGTCGTCGGCCGCCCGGTGGACAGCGTCATGCTGCTTGCCGGGCCCGTGGTCGCCGCGCTGCTCGTCACTGGCCAGATCAACGGTCGGCTCAACCCGATCCATGCCACCGTGTCGAAGATCGACGAGCAGACCAACGGCGTGCTCGACCAGCGGATCAAGACCGCGACCACCGACGCCATGCGCGGATTCCTCGCCGACTACGCGACCGACAGCACCGTCCGCCGCAAGGACTTGTGCTGATCGCGGCGTGGCGGGAGGGGCGACTGTGAGCGCCCTTCGCGCCCCGT